TTCGTTTGGATACATCCTGAACTTGTAGGCTGTCTTCAACCTTGACACTCCTCTATGTATCGAATATCAGATGTACCCCAAAGTATATATAGCTATCGGCAGGCTGAAAACTGTACGGCATTCATCCCCTCCCTTGAAAGGGAGGGGTCTTCTGCCTGCTTTTCTATAAATACCTATACGTGTGACTTCCTCCCTTGCCCCTAAAGGGGCAGGGAGGAAGTCACAGAACGCACATTGAATGTCCCACTCGCATATGAGCGAGCAAGCTCATCCCAGTGCCGGCCATCTGATGTGGGAGTGATCAAAAACGAGCGGACGCTCCCATTGCCAGACATCGAGATATCCGACATGCCGGCGCTGATGCTGCTGGCAGCGATAAGGTTGCTTGATTTATATACACTATACATGTGAGTGAAATCAAGTCCAGAATATGCGATCCGATAAGATCCATCAGTCCCATTGAACTGCGCATATGATCCGAACGATTCGTCCCCAAGCATGCGAGTATATGACCAATCACCATTGCCGGCCATCATGTCACTGTATGGAGTCATGCCCGTAGATGTCCACAAATAACCACTCCCCCTCCAATTCTCATTAATAGCTATTGCCCCACTAGCTATTTGGCAATAGACAATAATTATTAGCAAAAAGCTAATTACTTCCCGCAGCATTCTTCTTTCTCCTCATCCGCTTGGATTTCTTCGTTTCCTCTTTAGGTGTGTCATCCCGCGGACGGATCCAGCCCTTCTCGGCATCGTACTTCCATGAATCCATCAATATCACCTCCATGACATCAATATACTCAGAGAATGGACCACTTGCTCTGCCCAACCTTCACCGACCATCTGTCCTTGGTGAACATCGGAACACGAACAACGTCAACGCGCTCCGACCTGAGATGCCGCTGCAAACACATGAGAAGCGTCGAGAGCGCATCCGGCCCATCGTCATGCGCATGTCCAGGGAACGCTCTCAGCTGATTTATGAGTTCTGGGTATTTCACCCTGTAGTCATCCCTGAACACAAGCTGCCCGTTGCTGTAAAACGGCTCTATCGCTCTGATGCGATCAGCCTTCTTCACAGTGTTCCACACGAGCTCATATGGGAGTATAACCCCATACACCATCTGCCGGCGACGGAGCTCGGTCTCGAACAACGACTCGCCAGGAGCCGACTTCGCATGGCCAAGCGAGTTCGCCTCGATCCAGACCTTCGTGAAGTTATACATAGAATGCATTGCAAGAAGCTTGTTTATAGTTGTGCTCAGCGTACCGCGATTTATGTCACAATCATACACCAGCCACCGGCCATCAGGAAGCAACGCAATGACAACGATCGCCGTGAAATCCGCGCCGCCCTCAGACGGATCGCAAGCCGCGAAGAACTTCAACCCCTCCTTCGGCACAACTGGAATGAGATGTGGATCTGACGTGAAAACTTCCCCGCTCACCGATACGTCCCACCGGCCGTTCAGCAGCTGCTCCCTGGTGACATGATCCAGCTGCTCCAGAGCCGTGACGTACCCCTCCTGATCCAGGTAAGGGTTGTCAAACAGCCGCGCGGGGATGAATATCGGACCACCTTCCATGGGCGGGGTGTTTATCGGGAACTTTCGCAGCACCCAGTCGTTTCCAATCCCGCCCGGGTTCGTCGCCGCACGCATTCGAACTGGCACGGGGAAATCTTTGAGTTTCCTGAGCCTCGAGAACATGTAACGATACCGATCCTCCGGAAACTGCGTCAGCTCATCCATCCCGATAAACTGGAACTCGGCTGACTGGTACCGGTACTTATCATTCTCCGTCTCAAGATATCCGAACGTGAGCGTCGCACCGGATGGGAACGTCCATGTCTTGTCAGTCTCAGACCATTTCGCACTGGTGTTGACCAGCCACTCCCGCGCGCGATCCATCAACGCGCCAGGCAGGTTCAGATCCGAGTATGTCCTCCTGAGCAGCAAAGCGCGGTATCCGGGGACCATGACATACTGCAGCGCGGCCATGAGAAGACAGTCCGACTTACCTCCACCAGCCGCGCCACCATACAGCGCCTCCAGGCCCTCGTACGCCAGGAACTTACGCTGCTGGAGAAACGGTATATGTGGAATGTACGGGTTTTCCCATACCGTTTTCTGCAGGACGGCCATCCCCCTGTAGCCGATCATATCCACTTCCTCCGGCGTCAGAACCTGCATCAGCGGGGGCCAGTCCTCGTGCACTCGCCTCTTTGAATCTTCTTTCATACTCGAGAGCCAACCTGTCTATATCATCGAATACATTCCTTACATGAACCTCGATCGGCGTGGAACCGCTATCACGAGATGACCTTGATGAAACATCCTTCCATCGATCTGGGGCTCGATTGCACAACCAGAACTTCTGCGCATTGAAGTTGCCCTCCAGAGCATTCTTAAACAGCGCGCTTTCGACCTTTTCGCATGCCTCGAGCTCTGCCTCGGTAACCGCGTTGCGCATATCCTCGTCGCGGGCTATGTATCGCGTAAGGGTTGCATAAGGTATGCCGGCCTGTTTGCATGCCTCGCTCCTACTGACACCTTTTCTCAGGAGCTTGATCAAAACCTCTCTCTGATCATACGATATCGCGGTCATGCGCTGAGCCGGATTGTATTTCTTGGTGTATTCCTTAACAAGCTCGAAAAACTCGGGGTTCTGACTGCAGTACAGCTTCATCGTTTTAGCATTCACGCCCGCAGCAAACGCAGCCGAATGGAACGTCACCCCTTTACTGAGCAGATCGAGGAACTTCATGCGCACTTCCGGCGTGACTCTGGACACATGCTCAGTATAGATCTCATCAACCTTCTTGCGAAACTCGAGGTTATGATTGTACTCAAATATAAAACTTTCTTTATCCACGCCGGCGACAGCTATAGCTGATGCTTTTGTTGCGCCTTTTTCCAGCTCAATGATTATCGCATTGCGTTGGTGCTCAGTCAGACTTCGCATGTGTCCTCCTATAGAAACTCTCCCTCAGGCAGAACCGCAACCCGCAGCGGGGTCCCAGGTGCGGATCTGCCATCTGAAAACGTTATATATGGCCATATTCTCCACACTCCGACCTCGTCGAGAATATCAGGCGAGATCACGTCATAGTATATCACACCATTTCTGGGATCCTCTATACTCGCTGCCCACTCTCCCGTCGATCCAGATGGCTTCCGGAAACGGATCGCAACCGATGTGGCTTCCGAGATATCTGCATCGATCGTTACCCTAAATCTCAATGCACTCTGATGTTGATATACTACCATCATACAGATCGGCCATTAAATGTTTATTTTTACATCATGATATTTAAACATTGCTATGAAACGTTTTTATTCAGATACATAAACGAATCGTTTCTTTCGCGACATCTTGAAATATACATCGCCGCTGGTCGCTGTAACAACAATGCGCGCGCATATGTCTACAGGACGCATTGATTTGTTCTCCCACGTGAGGACATGCGTATAACCTGGATCGGTTCCGGGAACTTCCACCTCGCATATCGGAGCGGATAATGGACCCTTCATGGGATCGTCCGTGATATCGACGAGCTGGAACTTCGGGAGCGGTGATATACTTCCCACCACCTTGGCCCGCAGCGAGACCTTGACATACTCGCCTGGATCCACCGTGAATCGCCGCTCGTACCATGTTGGATACGTCGAGCTCGCCGGCATCATCCTCATCCAGCCGGACTCGCCGTTGCCCGTGGGATCGTCGCAGGAGACCGTAACGCCGCCGCGGGATACGACCTTGACGGCGCCCGGAACGCGATTGTGGTTGTAGGATTCGACGTAGTTGCAACCATCAAATTCTGTGCAGTATTTAAACAGGCAGTTGTCTAACTGCATATAAGATGCTGCCCTGATTCCATAGTTATATAAAAATTCCGTATTTTTAATAACACCAACGGAATATGCACACGCCGCAGAATTTGATAAAAATATACAATTGTCAACATCGATATTAGGGACTCGTGTCAACGCCTCATTACCATCATTTGCAAAAACACATCCCGACGTAATTAGATATCTCATTGAAATAAAAGAATAACTACCTAGTATAAAAAGTGCGTTTTGCGCGAAATAACAATTATCACCGTTGGATATACGCCCAGAGGATCCAACTGAGTATACTCCGCCGTAAAAATTAGTATCGTTACCAGAGGCGAGTAGGTAAACACTGCTAGAAAGTATCCCCATTAAATCGCATTCCAACGCTAGATTCGATGTTTTAGTCCGGCCAAGTGGACTACTCTGTAACGATGTCGCCGTCAGTCTCACATTCCTTGGCACCAGATACACGACAGAATCCACGCTTTTGCTGCTGCTCAACCATGATGTTATCTCTATTCTGTTTGAATATATAGCTGAAATTATTCTGGATTCCACGCTTCTGGATGTGCTGTTTATAATATATATTTTCTTTCCAGCCGACCATTGCGAGTCTCCCGTCACGTCTCTGTCGACGTACAGCGTCGTCGCTCCAGATGAGGCAGTCTGAGTCAGGCGGACGTATCTGATGTTCGGATCTGTTCCAATTAAATCAAGCCGTCCACCGCCACTGATATAATTGCTGCTCGAAGTTAGATCGATGGTAAAATTCACATTTGTTGGAAGCGGATTTCCGACCTCTCCTGCTCTCAACAGGCCTCCTGTATTGATGGTTATAACTCCTTTCGATTTCAGATAGTAATTTCCAGGGGTCCGCGTGCATTCTAAAGTTCCGTTGATGGTAAGAATGATGCCCTGCGTGAACGAAGACATATCAACATCAAACACCACAGTATGCCCTGAAGAAATCGTGACAGTATCACCATCATGAGGAACTCCATTGTTCCAGGTGCCGGCAGACGACCAATTGCCGGACTGAACACTCGTATGAGTTGACGACATTTCACTCACCACCCAGCGTGATTATCTGCGGAGCTCGTTTCCATCTCGCGTATACGTACTGCCCTGATGATCCGCGGCACATGATCCTCGCTCTCACAGTTCGGGGCATTCCGGTTATGTTTGTCCATGAAATACAGCACGTGTACGACTTTCCGCTTTCGGTTCCCGCTGACGTTTCCGCGAGATATGATGCGCTGGGCCATATGAGAGGATCGTTGTTAATATCTAATAACACCAACTTCGGCGCTTCTGTCACCCCTGATGGCACGATGGTTGCGCTCAGCGATACTCTCTCAGATGGCTGAACCGTATACTGCTTTTCCAGGAAGCAGTAATCCGTTGTGCTCACAGGGCTCAGCTTGTACCACCCGCTGGACCCATCGCCGAGCGGGCTGGTGCTGTTCTCGACGGTTCCTCCTCTTGTTATGGCTATATAAGCCCCCTCAACCTGATTGTGATTGATGGCCTCTATATATGCGTTCGGAGGTAACAAACTCCTGTTTGCGGATGATATGATATCTTTGTTCGATACACAATTTATGAATTTCAGTCGATCGCATACAAATGCGATCTCACTTGTCAAGTTGAACTCCGAATTTTTGATGATTATTCCAGACGAAAATCTAAAAATACTGCCGCAATTTATAAATTCACAACCATCTATATAAGCATGATTACATTGATAAATTACTGGATATGCACAATTCTTGAACACACAGTTCTCAATATATGGAGCATTTAAAATATATATACTATTAATGCCCCCATTAATAAAACTCGAATTTTTTATACTAACGTACCCCGATGTATACATTATACCATCTCCAAGCCCGATACTTACTATGTTTTGGATATCAGCGTAAGCGGGCGCAAAAATAGAATTTCCAAAAAATACCGAATTGCTGACCGATATTTTGCCGTCAATCGGTCCATTGTAAAATATTCCACCCTGAATAATACAGTTGGTGTTAGATGTATTCCACACCGAAAACCTCGTACTCGACATATAGACGTTTTTTAAATAAACATTATCTATATTATGCAGCTCACCAAACTGCGTGAGACCACCATTTATTACCGAGACGTTTCTTTTACACAACACCACAACAGCTTCCGATGACTTGCTGCTGCTCAACCCGCTGGATAGATCAATATAGTTCTCTCCAACAGCGGATATTGTTTTTGTCTCTCGATTCGTACTGTATACATCAACAAGCGCCAGTTGAGCCCCAGGCTCCCAGTACAGATCCCCGCGAACATCTTTTGTGATGTATATCCTGGTCGCGCCAGCGCTTGCAGCCTGTGCCAGCTGCACATAGGCAGTTGCAGGATCAACGCCGGCCATCTCGACAGTTGTTGGTGAGCTAGATCGGTAGATGTAATAATTTGTGTTACAATCAACCGTTATGGTAACGTTGCTGGGCAGCGGATTATCGAACGTTCCGAATTCTATTTTCGAGTTACTATACATATTGGCGTTGGCAGATAACTTCAGATAGTAACTCCCAGGCGTCCTGGTGCATCTCAGAGTCCCATAGATGTTAAGCGCGACTCCAGTCCCATTAATAACAGCATCATAATCAACAACATGCCCTGCCGCGATTGTCACCGTGTCGCCGTTTGTCGGAATGCCGGAGGGGGACCATGTGTTCGAGTTGCTCCAGTTGCCAGACGCGACGCTTGTGTAGGATGTCATAGGAAATCACCATCAGGTATATCCAGTAGCATGGGTTCAAACTCTTGCTGTGCCGGTGGTATGTTCGCGACGAAATCAATTACCGCCTGCTCGTCATCAGGGTCGATATCCTCCGGTAGCCGCACGTCTATCACATCGCCGTTATCACGCACAGCTAACACATAGTTGTATGGACCAAGAGTGTATATTTGAACCGAGTTGATCATATCCATCACATTTTACAGAAAAGCAGGCAGAAGACCCCTCCCTTTCAAGGGAGGGGATGAATGCCGTACGGTTTTTCAGCCTGCCGATAGCTATATATCCTTTGGGTTACATCTAATCTCTGATAGTCACCCTCGGACTGAGGGGTAGAGCCTGTCGAGATACCGGATAACCGGATCTATGAAGCAGGAAGCCCTGCCCCTTTAGGGGCAAGGGAGGAAGTCACATTATTTGAACTATACCAGCTTTGGCGCCATTTGCGCCGATCAGAGAAATCGAGCTGCGGCCGGACACAGGAATCACAGCATAGGCGTCCGACACCACCATGATAGGAGATGACGTCTCACTCGCAGTTCCAAACAGGGAAACGTAGATGCTGCCGCTGATCGCAAAGATCATAACTTTAGTGACTCCATTCGCGAGCGACACTGTCTTGGCGGTGCCGTCCATGGTGATGAGGCTTTCCGAAACTGGCATGCGGTACGTATTGCTCTCGCCGGCAACGTTCAACGCGGCAACGTTCAACGCACCGCTGCTATCGCATGTGACCGGTATGAATAAACCATCAGATTTCTTTGCGTAAATTTTCATCAGATCACCATTATCCTCAGTGACTTCCTCCCCGCCCTTAAAAGGGCAGGGCTTCCTGCTTCATAGATCCGGTTATCCGGTATCTCGACAGGCTCTACCCCTCAGTCCGAGGGTGAGAATGTTCAAAGCTGCATTATGATCTCTGTCCAGTCTGAGCCCGCATCTCGGGCACTCATGGACTCGATCCTTCAACGTTTTCGGTACGATGATACCACAGCCTGAGCATCGCTGAGACGTGTACCTGGAATCGACCAGTTCAACAGACTTACCGGCCCTCGCAGCCTTGTAAGTTGCATATTGAATCAATCGACCCCAGGAGTGATCTAAGATGTGTTTCGCAAGGTTGTGGTTCCTGACCATGTTTTTGATGTTCAGGTTCTCAAATACTATGAGATCCGCTTTATCCACGAGCTTCTTCGAGACTTGATGCAGAAACTCGTCTCTGAGATTCCTGATCTTCTTGTGGATCTTGGCAACCTTCAGCTTCTGCTTGATCCAGTTCTTCGAGCCCTTGATCTTCCTGGAAAGTCTCCGTTGTGCCGCTGCTAGCTTCTTCTCCATCTGTACGAGATATCGCGGGTAGCTGAACGTCTCGCCGGTTGAGAGCGTTACAGCGTTCTTGATACCAACATCAACGCCTATTGCTTTTCGAGGCTCGATCTTCTCTGGAGCTTCGCCAATATCGGTTGTCAGAATCGCGTACCAGTTGCCCAGGTTATCCCTCTTAACAGTACACGTCTTGATCTTACCCTCGA